GTAGACTATAGTGTCCTGAGGATGTCAGAAGGAGAGGCTACATTTGCCAGCGAGGATGAGTAGAATGAGATATGAAAAGCTAGTTCATCCCATGGAAGTATACACAGGGATTAAGACGTTTAAGATTGAGCAAAGACCTTTGACAAAGGACAACCTGTATGGTTGTGTAGAATTCCCTAAGTCTCTACTTACTATTGATCCTAACCAATGCCCTGAAGATTACCGAGCCACTCTTCTGCATGAGATTTGCCACATTGGCTTTGATTTATATGGGCTAGGGGACGATGATGAGATGCCACAAATGGGTAACGAATTCCTGACTACGGTAACGTCTAATATGATTCAGCAACTAGCTGGACTCAATAAAGAACTCTTCGCATTTATCTTTGAGTAGGCTAGATACTGTATGAAAGATTTAACCCTTAAAGATATCATACCCCGACCTGAGGTTCCTATCACCCAATTGAGTGTTTACTTTGAAGGGCGGTGGACCTTCGCTGAGTTCTCTACTCCTACAAGAACCACAGAGACTCAGAGCTTTTATTTAATTAGTTATCCGTTTGGCTTGGTCAGACAAGGAGTAGCCAATCCCGCTCAGAGAGCCCTTAATGGAGATGCAGGAAGCTACGCTATCCAAGATCGTGATGGTTCTTTATCCCTAGCTACTCCTGCTCAATACGAGCAGCTTTTTCCGCGCATACTGGTGGACAGACCTGGAGTACCTACAACCTCTCAGCTTCTACAAGATCCAAATTATTTGACAAATGTTGTTAGAAAATCGAAGAACGAGGACTCTAATACTATACAAGTTGGGAATAATACCTTTAACAACACGGTGGCAAATCAAACGATAGTCATTCTGCCCTCTGGACAACAGAGAGCAGTTTTGGCCGACGATCCTAATGACCCATTCAATGTTGTTACTGATCCTGTAGTTCCCGACGAACCTAGAACTGGACCACAAGCAATACCTATACCTAGAACTGGCTACTAATTATGCACGAACTTATTGAATCCCTAGAAGATTTTACATGGGAAAACTATAAAGACATCAGCGATGCTCTCGTTCAATTCAATGAGTACGAAGTAGAAAATGAAATGTTTCGACAAGCATCTATCTACTCGTACTATTATGGATTGATGGGCATGGCAAAGAAGATGGTCTCAGAGAGGAGTCTCGAACTGACTCGATTCATGTCACGCCTTCGCAAAGAAGCGAAACGCGAATCTCGCGTCAAGCTGACCGCAAAAGACCTGGACGATCTAGTGTTTGCCGACGAGCAATACTTTCAGAGACAGACCGCTCTCGATGATGCTAACTTCAAATACGAACTACTCAAAGGACTCGTCAGAGCCCTTGAACAGAAAAAAGATATGTTGCAGCAAGCGTCTGCAAATAAACGAGAAGAAACTAAACTTTACAAGTGATACTACTATCATACACTAACCACTAACTAAAAGGAAACTAAACATGGCTATTGATCTCGAAGCTCTCCGTGCAAAGCACGAACAACTTAACAACCCGCAAGCGGGTAACTCTAACTCAGACTTCCTTCAGAAGTTCTATCAAATTCCCGAAGGTACTAATGCTGTGCGTATTCTTCCTTGGAAGGATGAGAGTCGGGAGTTCTACGCTGAGACAAAGATTCACCGAGTCCCCCAGCCTGACGGGACCGTGAAGAACATTCACTGCCGTAAGATCCATGGAGAGAAATGCCCCATGTGTGATCTTTACTATGGCCTCTGGAAGACTGGCAAGCAGGAGGACGAAGATCTTGCTCGCAAGATTAAGCCCCGTGCTAGGTACTACATGAACATCCTTGACCGTGCAAGCGGCGATGTTAAAATCCTCTCCATCGGAGTGATCCTCTTCAAGAAGATCATTGGAGCTATGCTTGACGAAGACTTCGGTGACATCACCGACCCTGAGTCTGGTCACGACTTCAAGATCGTGAAAGAGATGGACGGACAATGGCCTAAGTATGACCAGTCTGCTCCTCGCCCGAAGTCCTCTGAGCTTGGCTCTAAAGCTGAGACCGCAGCGACCATGGATTCCCTCCATGAGATTCATGACCTCGTAAAGCTTGAGGATTATGAAGAGGTGAAAAAAGCTACTGATATGCTCATTGGCGTAGCAGTTCAAGGTACATCTACCCCTGAGCCCACCGAAGAGGTTTCAGACAACGATTACCTATCTAAACTTCAAGGTTAATTAACTATGAAAAATCTTATTTTTATGATTGTATTGGGTGCTGGGTTGATGTCCTGCTCCGTTGTTGAAGGCTTCATGGGTGGAGCAGAAGGCGAGCCCATGTCGTTTGGAGGGATCATCGACTCCATCTGGACCATGCTAACTGGTTTCATTCCCAGCCTTGCGGCATGGGAGGGCGCTGGATCAATTTTCAGCCCTCGTAAGAGGCAGCACTACACTAACATGGTCACGGCTATCGTTCCTATGAACAAGAACATGGAGTTCGGGGATGCTATTAAATCTCTCGGTTCTGGTCTTGGTCTGGCTCACTCCTCAGACGCAACGAAAGCTGCAAATGAGGAAGAGGTTACCGCAGCTAAAGTTGAGGCAGTAACGAGTAAAAAAGCTTAAAGCATAAGCAAACGAAACTATCATAGAGAGGCATCTAATAGGTGTCTCTCTATTTTTATACCATGAGTGATAAACTTAAAATACTTTGTGTCCCTGCTAACGAGGGTGGCTGTGCCTACTACCGAATCATTGCTCCCATGCAAAAGCTTGAGGAGTTATATGGAGATCAGGTTGAGATACGTTGGGACAAAAACCCCCTAGGTATTGATGAGTCGAACGGAACCTGGAGGCAGGACTGGAAGTTTGAGAATATGAAGTGGGCTGATATCGTCATGACCCAGAACCTATCTAACTTTGGGGGCAACTACACCGCAAGGATTGTTGGAAAGGCTAAGGAATTTGGGAAGTTTGTTCATTACGACACAGATGATCTTTTAACCAATATCTATGAGGGGCACAGGCTTTACCATGTTTACAAGGAGAAGGGCCTAGAGGAGATCACTAAATTCATTTACAACAACGCTGATCTGGTTAGTGTTACTCAGAGAAAGTTTGCCGAGAGGGTGCAGCCCTTCATTGGAAACGGTAATGCTCTGGCTGTGATTAAAAACTCTGTTGATTATAATCTACCGTGCTGGAACATGCAAAAGCTTCCCAAGCCAAGAAAGAAGTTCTGTAGATTTGGTTGGGCAGGAGGTATCCACCATGAGCAAGACCTGAAGTATTTCTCTGGTGTTCCTCATTTTGTCAATCAACGAGTGGGCAGAGAGAACTGTGTCTGGGACTTCTACGGACACCCACCACCGAACACACCCAAGGATGATTGGCAGGTGGATGTCTGGAAGAAGTATAGAGATATCATCCTACGAGGATTCAAAGGCAATAAGAACTGGAACATACATTACGCTCAAACACCTGATCGTTACGGACAGTTTTTTACTAACATGGATGTGGCGTTAGCTCCCCTAGAGAATAATCCCTTCAATGATAGTAAGTCTGAAATTAAATTAGCAGAGTGTGGTAGGTATAAAGTTCCTCTCGTCGCATCTAATGTAGGCTGTTACGACGAGTGGATTGTAGATGGCGAGACTGGCTTCCTGATTGATCCAAAGAAGGGCGTAAGTGATTGGACTAGAGTGTTGTCAAGAGTGGCTAAAGATCCTAAGTTAGTCACTAGGATGGGCGAAAACCTTCATGCTATTACGGAAGAGAATTTTGATATGAATAAAGTAGTTGGTCAACGCTTGGACCTCTATCGTCAACTTATGGGAACGATCAATGTCACGAATTAAGCTCTGTAGCGGATGGTCCAACCCTGGCGGCAGCACCGATTCCCATATTACCCTAACGAATTTACTAAATGATAATGGGTATGATTGCACCTTTTATGGCCCTCATGACTACCACCTGGATAAGTGTAAGTCTGGAAGATTTAGTGAATTTAGCTCTGATCCCGAAGATATCATAATTTCCCATTTTATGCGTTTTAGCGAAACGCCTAAATGTAAGAAACACATATTTAGTTGTCATGAAAAGGATATTTGGCCTATCAATCAAATGGTGGAGACAGGTAGACAAGATCTAGAGGAGTATGATACTTTACATTTTGTTAGCGAATTACAAAAGAACTGGCAAAGTGTATCTCATAGACACCAGACCGTTATTCCTCCTATTGCTCATGTAGTGAATTGGACTGATCCTGGAAATAACGTAGCTGGCGTTATTGGCAGCATTGACCGAAACAAGCAGACCCATATTTCTATTAATAGAGCCTTGAGCGTGGGAGGTTATGAAACAGTACTAATTTTTGGAGAAGTAACAGATCTACCTTACTTTAATGAATATGTACGCCCCCTCCTTCTTTCAGGTAAAGTAATCATGGCTGGTCATGAGAGCGACCGTGACGCCCTGTACGGGCAGATCAGTGAAGTGTATCATTCCTCCCTTAGCGAGACTTACGGGCTCGTAGAGGCCGAGTGTAGGCTCTCAGGGATACCCTTCAATGGGAAGAGTAATGGACAAGAGATTTTATCAGAAGAGGAGATTTTAGAAAAATGGGAATCAATTTTAAAATAATTACCCCTGTGTACAACGCAGAGGACTGGATTGAAAAATGCATAAACTCTGTTAAAGAACAAACACATCAGGACTTTCATCAAATTATCATTGATGATAACTCCTCTGATGAAACCGTGGAGAGGGCAAAAAAGGCCATAGGGGAGGATAAGCGATTCACGGTGATCTCTAATGAACAGAGAATAGGAGTTCCTTTAAATCATAAAAAAGGTGTAGAAGCATCGAAC